ATGTTCGTAGAACTGATTTATGACAAGCGTAATGTTGAGGGGCTCGAAGGGGCCAGAGAGATCATACTGGCCGAGCTGACGAAGCGGGTGCACCAGATTTTCCCTGATGCCGAAGTGAAGGTGAAGCCGATGCAGGCAAACGCCTTAAATAGCGATGCCAGCAAAAGCGATCGGGAAAAACTGAACCGCATGCTGGAGGAAATGTTTGAAGAGTCCGATATGTGGCTGGTCTCAGAGTTCCCGACCGTTCGCCAGGTTGGCCTGTAGATATTGTTCGGGTAATATTCCCGACGTTTGCTCGGGCATGAACACTGAGCAATCAGCCGCCGCCCATTCTTGCATACAATGGGAGGCGGCTTCCTCACCTGGTGCCTGCGTAAATTATTTACGAACCTGACTTGCTAAGCTCAGAGGCAGCTTTCACCGCTTTAATAACATCACGAGCCTTGTCCGGATCGTTAAGCGCCAGTTCCACCAGGTTAAATAGTTCTTTGATTGCTTCAGTATGGTACGCGGCAGCCACGCCTGATGTATCGAGAAACTTAAAATTCTCAATCACCGTGCCGTCGCTAAACCTGCGGTCTCCGTATGTTTTGACAGCATCAGGACACCACTTTTCTACATCCTGAGCAATGAGCCCGACACCCCTACCACCATCCTTAATATTATAAGTAACCCCGCGAAGAGAGAGTATGGCAGCAAGAGGTTGCGCTACCGCCTCAATATTCGACTTGTGACGTTCATCAGAACCATTAACCCAGGGTCCTTGCGAAGTAGCAGAACCATCGTAATTGAATGCCCAGTATTTTGTAGTGCCTGGTCCATAATAGTAAATTGTGTAAGCCAGAGTGTCCGTTCCAGACCCTCGAGTAATACCCGCAACCCAGCTATCGCTGTACCATTTGTACTGAAATGCGCCTACATATCCTGTTGTTGGCGTATCTCCATCACCCGAGATTGTAAGTATATTATTGTCCCTACCTGCCCCCTGCTGCACCTTTCCTTTTAAAACGAACCCCTTAGAAAGATCAACATCAAGCCCACCGTTGGCAGAAATAACAGAGTTAGCATCGGCAGCGATTGGCGCGCTTTTCAAATTCAGCTGACCTGTTAGTGTCCCGCCAGTTTTTTGAAGGGCACCAGTGATGCGAGAATCATCGCCAGCAGCTACGGTACCAGTTACCGTCCCAACACTCCTGGTGGCGCTGTTTCCCAAACCGAGGTTTGTGCGACTGCCTTCTGCCGTGGTTGCCCCGGTTCCGCCGTCTTCGACAGCTAGCGCGCCGTTGCTCCCTTTCTGTGCCAGCTTACCGATGCCAGGGATGGTTACGGAGGTGCCGTTGATGGTTACAGTGATGCTCTGATTGGCTGAGGTTGTGGCGAACGTCTCCCACGCGCCAATATTCTCGTCATACTCTTTGATGAGTTGCGACATGGCCTGTGCCAGTCCGTCGACAGAGATATTGTCGGACACCAGGATTCCATACTTCTGGCCACTAAGTGCCGGAGCGGCGGCAGGTGTAACCGTCATTGAGGTGGAACTGTCCACGCTTGAGATCTGGAAAATTTGTACCGGGCTCGACATGACGATAATCGTCTGGCCAGCGCGAACCTGGCTGGCGGGTGCCGTCCAGTTTGTACCCGTCCCGGTGGCGGTATTTCCGTTGATAGCAATGGTGCCAGTGTTATAAAGCATATTTTCTCCAGGCAACAAAAAACCCCGCCGGAGCGAAGTTGTATTCGAATGAGGTGGGTTATTTACAGGTAGTGCCAGTGAATGTATTTGCACCTACCCAGCGCCAGTTAAAGGGATCACCGGCTCGGTACTGCGTCTGGTTATTTTGTTTACGAACACCGTAAATCTGGACGGTATTTTCCTGACCGCCAACGATGGCCGTTCCGCTGCAAATTGGTTCCTGTTTCTCAATTACTCCAGCGCAGCCTGAAAGCATGACAGCGCCAGCCATGCAGATAAGTAGCTTAATCATATTGATGGTATCCAGAGGTATTCATGAACTTAGACAATACCAACATGAAAGAAACGGGTATAATTGATTAGATAGATCAATTATTTGTTATTGATCGCTCAAAACGATCAATCAGTCATAGGCCGCTGTATTTATCGCGGTCAAGGAAATGCCAGTATTCGTTCCCCCTCCCGGAGAACCTGTTCCGGTGGAGGTTCCCCCTGCATTTATCCTCGTATTAGTCCCGTCAAACCTGCAAGCCGAATAAGCATTGATGGTGTAGATGGTCGGAGGCTGGGTGGAGTTATTCACAACGATGGTCTGCCCAAGCTGTGCAGGCGCAACAGCCCATGACCCGCTCAGCGTCTGGTCAATATTAATCCCGCCGCTTGCACCTGGCGTGCCCACTGTTTGAAGATCAGAAAGCACCCTTGATTCGTTCGTCAGAACAAGCTTCCCGGAGGCATCCCAGATAGCAAATCCCCACGCGGGAAGTGTTTGCGGAAAAATTGCAAATACATATGCTGTCAGCGTAAAGCCCTGGTTATAGGGATTTACGCCACTAATATAGACATTTCCTCCTATCCGATATGACATGGCCGGAGTCGGCTGCGCAGTATTAGTCGTTTTTATGAAGACCATTACCGGATAATCGTCAGGAACCGAAAGATATTGCGCCACCTGCTGAGAGCTGCCATTAGCTGAGGAATTGAAGGAGTATTTTCCGTAGAGGCAGAAAGGCGTTGATTGTGGTGTAACAAAGGGATTGCCGTTCTCCATTAATATCATTGCGCCAAAGTCAGACACTATGCTTTCTCCATGAAAACGATCACCTCACACTTAGAGGCCGGGTAATTTCCCAGGCCTACAGAAGAGGCAGCAGTTACAGTTATTGTGTTCCCTGACGCGACAATGCGCCTCCCTACGCTGCTTCCTCCTTCATCAAGTGTGAGCACAAAGCCGACCTTCATTCCTGAGGGCACCGCGAAAGACCAGTTGCCGGAGTTTTGTCCGGCAGCCAGCTGTATACGCCCAACAACTGAAACTGGCTTGATACCGTAGTTGTTGGGTTTACCCGACGCATCCCATGTTTGTATACCCCATGACATCAAAACACCCCTGTAAGTTTGCCGATTTGCACGCGGAGCACGCCATTTGAATCCCTGATACTGTCAGTGACATTGGTGGATTTTCTTGCTCCCTGACCGTCGCTGCCGTAGTTTTCCCAGGTGCCGCCTTTATCAAGTTTCCAGCCTGCCGAGCCAGCCACATAGTTATTCGACTGGATATAGTTACCGATTTTGGCGTTCTCAATGGTACCGTCCTGAATGAAGCTGGCCCTGATGAACGTCTGACCATTCTGGATCACAAATGGCAACGCCACGCTGTTTCCTGCTGCCGTAGTGACGGCAAAACGGTCGGCCAGGAAGATTACCTGCGACTGCATCCCTGATGGCGTATTCTCCACCCCGATCCCCATGCCTGCGGCGTAATACTGGCCATTACTCGTTACCGCAACTTTGATGTTGTACATCGCGCTGAGTTGGCCGTTTACGTTCGCAATTGCCTGGGCGTTCGTTGTTATCGCCGCCGTATTTCCGTTTATGGTCGCAGTGATGGCGTTTATCTGCGTCGCCGTGGTCTGCTGGTAATTCGAAACCGTCTGGCTCAGACTGTTGATGGATGCCGTATTGCCGTTGACGTTCGTCTGCAGGCTCAGCAATGCGCGTGCCGTTGCCTCCCTGTCAGTGACGATCACCTCATCAATGCGGTCCAGCTGCGCGCTGTTACCGGCTACCGATGCCGACAGCGTTTTACGCGTGGCCACCTGAGCGAGATTGGCCTGGATTATCGCAATTGCCGAGTTCTTCACACCTCCCGTCATGCCGTCCATCGACACAGAGATCTCGTCTATCTTCACTTCGGCCTGAGCCAGCCCGTCAGCGTTCTCCTGGATGTCTTTCGCCTGCTGCTCGAGTTCGTCAGCATGGTTTTTGATTTCGTCAGCCATGCCAGCAATTTTTTCGTTGCTGTCCACCGCGTTCTCGATCAGGTCTTTGAACGTATCGGAGTCCTTAATTTCCTCCAGGATCACGTCTGTGATGTCGGAAACATCGATGCTGGCCTGTCCTCGCACCCATTCGGTATAACCTGATTCGTTGCCGGTTCGGTCCACCAGCTGCGCGCGATACCAGAAAATCTGCCCAGCCTTAAGGCCCATCTGCTGATATTTGCGCTGCGGGTAAGGCACATCGGCCAGCAGCATCGCATCGTCTTCAGAACCGGTCAGGCTGTACTGAATTTCCGTCTTCAGCGTGTCGTCGGTATTCGCCGGGAATCCCCAGTTTAGCTCGATGCCGAAAACCACATTTTCAGAAGCGATGAAGCCAACCGGCTTCGGTGGATTGCCCACTTTACCCGTAAGATTTACTTCTGGTGATGTCGCCCACACTGATGAAACGTCGCTGGCGTTCACCGCCCTGACGCGGACCAGATAGCGACCCGAGTAGATACCCTGCACTTCAAAGCCGAGAGAAGACGTTCGGGGCACACTAATCCAGTTGCCGCTGTCACGCCGCCATTCCGCCTCGTACGCAACTGCACCCTGAACAGCATCCCAGGCAACGCGCATGGTGGTAATCGCAATGTTCTGGTTAACCGTAGAGTAACTGTCTACGACGATATTTCCTGGGGGAGCCTGAACCCCTGGCGGAATGACACTGACTGGCCGCTCGTCCAGTCTTGCGCCGGTATCAACAGCGGAATAGATATCAGGGTTGTAAGTCGTCCCGGTGACCTCGAAAGTACCGTCGTTGTTGTCCCGCGTTCCCGTAACACGGAAAAGCGCTATAAACAGATCGTCAGAGTCCACACCCCAGTTACATTCAGCCTCCGGCGTTTCGCTGTAGGGTGTGGTGACAGTGACTGTGTTTCCGTTAACGGCCTGGACGGTTCTGGCCTGAGCTGTGCCTGACGGAAGATTCAAAAACAGCCTGTTACCGGCTTTCACATCAGCAGCGCGATCGAGGGTTATGTTGCGGCCGTTAACCGCACTCACCCTGCCGCCGATAGTTCTTCCGGCCAGCTCGTTAGCAGCCACGCCGATCACCTCACCAACAGGGGGGACGTCCATGCCTGTGCTGAAGGTCACCACCTCGCCGATACCGTTGGTAAGCAGCGCCCAGCGCCCCCGCCGGTTTGCCTCTGACTGCCTGGTGCAGCCGATCGCAGTCATTTCGAGCTGACGATAATCGAAGCGCATGGCCAGATCGCTATCGTAAACAGGCTCAGGCGTATCTTTGTAGTGGTTGGCAGGGTCTGACCAGTTCACCAGCGCGGCAGTGTTTCGGGTGGTTTCACTCGGGTCCGCAAAGGTAAATTTACCCTCAACTACGCTGGCGTGGTTATAGATATGCCACACATCGCGGGGCATATCAGCCAGGACATACATCTTATTGTCACCCCAGTACGTCATGCCGCGAAATATACCCGCCAGATCACGAAGTACGGTCCAGGCGTCATTACGGTCCTGGATATAAACGTTGCAACGAAAACGCGGCTCCGTCCCGCTGCCGCCCTTGCCGTCTGGTACCAGCTGATCGCAATACTGGGCGATGCGATAAAGTTCCCACTTGTCTATCTGAGTCGCATCGATTCTTTGCCCCAGCCCGAAACGCTCGTTCAGAATGATGTCGTAATAAATCCAGGCGGGGTTATCCGTCCATGCCCATTTAAACACACCTTCCCATGTACCAGAGTAAGTGCGGGTTTCAGGATCGTAGGTATCAGGTACACGGATGATTCTCCCCTTCGGATTGCACACAACCTGAGGAATGCCATTAGGGAACTGCTTTGCGTCAAACTCTACATACAGCAGCGCTGTGTTAACGTAGCGAAGTTTGGCGTCAATAATTTCAGTTACAGCTACAACGCGCATGGTGTCCACGATATTCACGCTCGTGGAATCCGGCGTGATTCTGCGAACCCGTAACTGCCAGCCAGTCGAGGATTTTGGAAGGTTAACGCGGTGACTGCGCTCATAAAGCGACGTGGTTTTGTCATCAACAGCACCGTTAACCACCGTTTCATACGGCCCGCCATCGACCGACAGATCGATAGCATACTCGACGCGGGTGCCGACTTTATCACCGTTGTTTTTCTGGAGTAAAAGAGTTGGCCATCCCAGGCGAATTCGCAGCGCAGAGAGCTGCGTGTTGGATACCGCGCGCACGTACGGCACAGCCTGTTTCAGCTCGTATGAAACCTGAAGTTCGTTTTCAATGCCGGGGAAGCCCTGAATGTAGTCCTGGTCCTGAGTACCGGAACGGAACTCATATTTCACATTATTGAAGTTATAACTTCCGTCGGCGTTCTGAAGAGGCGTGTACGAAGATGAGTCACCAAGAAAAATGTTTTTACCATCAAGCCCGCCAGCGAACTCACCCTCTCCAAGCGCAATCAGCACCTTTGCCCTTGCAATGGACTGAATGCTGTCCGGTGCTTCAACGGGTGTTCGGGTCTGATTGCTGCCACCTTTACCGCGGCCTTTGATGATCGTCGTCGTCATATCGCGTCCATAAAAGAAGCCACCGTCAGGTGGCTTGAAATGGGTAGTTTGGTTTATTGCTGATCTTCTGCATAAATCCCGGCTGAGATAATCGCACCGCCTATTTCCCTCTGTCCGTAAAGCAAAGGAACGGGGTTACCGGATGCCGTAGTATTGACGGGTCCGCCAAACGCATAGGAAGGCTTATTATCTGGGTCCTGTCGCATCCTCAGACCAGCAACCTGAGGGGAAAGCATTTGCACTACACCACCCACAGCCATAGAACCAGCTGCGGCATATAGCGCCATTTGTGTACCTGCTGCCCATCCTATTGGGTTCCACCAGGTAAAAGCCGCAATTGCGGCGGCAGTAACAATTTGAAAGAGGCCAGCCCTTTTACTGCCGCGTATTACAGGGATAATGCGAAGTTCATCGCCAGGTCCAAGAAGATCAAACTCTTCCTTTCCTATGTTTATTTGGTTTCGGAAGATGACAAAGTCCAGCCCCTTCGCTCTGGTCTCACGCAGGTAGGCATCAAATCCATCAATTGTGTTAGATAGCGCCCTGAATACCTCACTGGCAGACGTTAACGCGCGGCGGTGGGTCCTGCCAAATCGCTGAGCCATTGAACCACTGAGTTTAATGACGGTTTTTCTTTCCATTACATCAAATCCTTATAGCGCAGAATTTTGATGGTACGGTCACGATAATAGCCACCGTATGGAATGCGCTGACTTAGCTGGCCATACATGTGGTGAAGGAGCACATTACCCTCAAGCAAAATACCCGCGTGGTTTGGGACTGCGGACTGTACCTGCATGATCACCATGTCACCTGGCTGGGAAGGCCCGTCGAACTCCCTGAATCCACACTCATACCAGTTGTCCATGTAGAGGTTTTCGCCCTGCTCCCACCAGTGGCGATCTACGCTGTAGTTGGGCAGTTCAATGCCGTGCTCGATGCGGAAATAGTCCATGATGAGAGACCAGCAGTCTGCATACCCGAGTACAAACTGGCGCCCTGTGAGGGGACGGTCTCCGCGAGGCATGACGGTGCGAATGTCGCCCTCCGGCCACGATGCAATAATCCACGGCAGTTCCGTGGCATCACACATCAGCATGTCGAGCTCGCTCGGTTGGGTTGTTGCACCGTCGCCGGGGTGACTGTGGACGATCGCCACCACAGTGCCCTGCTCTTCGGCGGCCGCATAATCCTCAGGATTGAGTTCGAATTGCTCAGTCGGCGACTCAGCATTATTTTTGCAGGGGATGTACTTCTCCACCCGCCCCTTCTGGATAACCACGCCACAGCACTCTTCAGGGAAGGATGCGGCGGCATGTGCCAGAATGGCGCTAACTGTTTTGTCGCGCATAATTATCCTCTCAGAAGTGAAGCCCCAGGAAACCCGCCATAATCCAGCTGTTCATTCTCTCCGAAGCGAGGTTTACAGCCTGTTGACAGCAGTCCGGAGCAAACATCCTGTGAAGGATCGTCCACCCGGTTGCCGTCTTTATCGAACCAGCCGTTTTGCCCGGCGTAGGTGCAGCCGTTCCCCGTTTTGTACCAGCCCCGCATGCACCACGTGCACATTGGCTGAATTTGCCGGGTCGGAATGAGTTGCCCGCGCAAATCGGCTGGACTGGAAAGCTCAAACTCTACGGTTTCATCGTCTGATCCTGATTTACGGTCGATGTAATAAACCTGTTTGCGCTCCTCGTTGGGATTCGCAGTTGGGTTCCCGTCAGGAAAATTTCTTGCGTCCAGGTAGTGGGCGAAAGTGTCATGGATGATCACCTTTGCCTTAGCCATCCCCTGAAACCTTCGGCACAGCGCGCCAATCGTGCCACTGATGTTTGCCACGGTGAGAGACGGCCGTGAACTCTGGCCGTCACTGCTTACAGATATGCCGGTCAGTTCATACGGCCACGCGCCATACTCCTGCCCCTGCCACCACACCGACTTCGGCTCAAGTTTTGACTCGTCGCCGCCTGCGGCGATGATTTCCGCCTCGGTATGCGGGATTGTCTCGTTGTGAAAGCGAAGAATACCCGCACCGAACGCTGAGCCGTCCACCTCGATCAGGCGGACGCGCTTACCCGGTTCCAGTTTCTGGACATCAGATGAAATGCTCATGGATGGTATGCCTGTATGAATGTGCTGCTGAGGGTGTATTTCTTGTTGCCGTGGGTAGATATCTGGAAGGATTCCGCGCGCCATAAGCCTGAGGGCTCAAGCGGCGGCTTCCAGATAAATGACTTCCACCCTGCATGTCTGTTGAGAAAGTTTTTAATGGCCTGAATGTAAGCCTCGTCGCCGGTAAAGCTCACGCTCCACTGAGGTGTTACCGGGTTGATGCCGTCCCCGGCCACCTGTGTATAGCCATCACCAAACTGCGCCTTTCGGGTACGAAAACTTGTATCAACCTGAGAGGCAACCTTTGGGCACCAGCTGAAGGTTTCGACTGCCATGGTTAAACTCCCTTGATTAATCGCCACAGAGGCGAGCCCGGCATGCTGGCCTGTTCGTTAATGACACCAGTGATGGCATCCTTAAGCTGCCTGCCTGCTGCTCCGGCAGTACCCTGACTGGACGCCTGTGGAGATCCGCCCTGAATATTGATATCGCCGAAGTTAACTGAAGGCACACCGCCAGAGACCTGCGGCATCCCCACTGCGCGAACGGCAAGATCACCATTAGGTGCCCGCGTGAGGGGCATGATTGCTTCAGGACCTGCCTCGCCGAAAATCCCTGCGCCTTTAGCAAAAGCAAACAGTTGAGGTGTCTGAAAAACGCCATTGCTGTAAGCGCTCAGGGACGGAGAGTCGTAAACATTACCCTTTGCATTAAAGGTAAAGTTCGCGCCAGCATTCTGAATAGCGGTACCGCTGCTGGCGGTTGCGGCTGACGAGGCACCAAAACTGAACAGTGATCCAATTGAGCTGACGCCATTAGCAACAGCCATGTTCACCAGAACGTTCTGGATAATCTTCAGTACGCTCACGCCCCAGTCCTTCCAGCTGTCAACGTTGCCATTGAGCATGTCGGTGATCGTGGTGACCGCGCCACCCATGGCCTGCTTCATGCCGTCAGCGGCCATGGAAGAATAATCAGTAGCTTCGTCCACCCAGTTCGCATAACCCTCAGACAGTCCCGTCATCCAGTCGTCACGCTGCGCATCAGAAGCTGCGTAATATCCCTCCTGGTCGCGCAGGCGCTCTTCGAGGTAGCGCTTATTAAGTGCCAGCCCCTGCTGATAGAACGTCTCGTCGATTTCACCAGCCTGACGCTGGCGGAGAAGATCGGTATTCTTCTGCTCAAACTCCTTACGCAGATTGAACTGCTCCTGAAGTCTTTCACGGAACCTGGTTCCCTGCCCGTATCCCAGCAGTTGCGCTTCATTGGCTGCGCGGGCGCTGGCGTTACTGTCGGCAAGGTTGGCTTCGTAATTTCGCAGTTGCTCACGTAATTTAACCTGGTCAATCAGCGCAGCATTCTGCAATACCGTCTTTTTCTGGGCTTCTGTCAGAGAAGCAAGTTCGCCCTGGCTGACCTGGTATTTAACCTTCGCCAGTTCAGTATTCTGGCCTTGCAGGGCAATCTGCTCTTTTTGCTGCTTGATAAGGCGCTTATATACATCCTCGGTTTTCTCGCCTTCGGTTTTACCGCCCTTCGCCTTAGGTTTGTTGGCCTCATTATTCCGCCATTCAGCAAGACCGTTATTAATCAACTCCTGACGGCCTGTCTGGAATTGCGGATCACTGGTTAACCCCAGGTCATCGGCTGCATAACTCAGACGCAGGCGCTCTTTGGCCTCACCCTTCAGGCGTGACAACTCCAGATCCCGGCGGCTCTTTTCGAGGGCATCGGTTTGCTTTTTGTCGAGATCGGCCTGCGGAAGTCTGAGCGGGACGTTAGCCAGCCCCTGACGCGCCATAAGGAGTTGGTTACCCAGTCCGAGTAATCGATTAAGTTCATCGTGCTGCCCATTCATCAACAGAAGTGATTGATAAGCCCGGTTCTGATTCGCTGCCTCCTCCCGAATTAGCGTCACACGCCGATGCTCAAGACCTTCAAGAACCTGTTGGATAGAGGCAGATTTCTCCTGCATCTGGGCAAGCCTTTCCTGCTCAACAGATAACTGTTCAGTGGCTGTAGCCAGTCCACGGGTCACGGTATCCAAAGATGTCATGTGGTTAATCATGAAACCACCGCTGGTCGTTGGACCGGGATTACTGATCACTGACTGATAACCAGCTATCTGCTCTTTCAGATTTTCTATCTTGCTCTTTTGTTCATCTATCAGCCTGTTCTGCTCATTCAATGCTGCGCGCGTTTTCTCAGCATTGTCTGAAGCTTCAGGTAAAGACATTGCCTTCGACTTTTTACTGACTTCATCAATCGTGGTGGCGTATTCCTGCGCCGAACGCCGAGCCTGCTCCTGATTCTGATACATCGCATACCAGGCTCCTGCTCCCAGCATCACCAGACCCGGCACGCCGCCAATCAGGCCAAGCGCACCACTCATCAGGCGAGTGCCGACAGATGTTACGCTATTGATATTGCTTTGAGTCGAAACACGATTTGAGATGTTACGGTTTAAAGCAGCCTGAGCGGCAGCCAGACGCCTTTCAGCGACAGCCTGAGCGTCGGCATTTTTAGCTGCTACCAGCCCTGCCTGCGCGCGTTCAAGTGCTGTTCTGGCTCGCACCTTTTCCGTAGCTGTACCACTGGCAAGAGCGGTAGTCAGTCTGGTATGGGCCGCAGTGACTTTTGCTTCAGCCGCCGCGACCTTTTCTTGCTGAGCCGCCTGAACATCTGCACTTCTTGAACTCTGTACTGCTTGCTGAGCCCGATAAACTTCAGCCCTGGAAGCCGCAACAGCAGACTGCGCCGCTTTATCCTGCGCGACTGCAAGGGCAACCTCTGATTTCGCAGCTGAAATTAGCGCACCTGTTGCACTCGTGGCACTGGTTACAACTCCGCTTAGGTAGCGTGCCAGTCCCACGCCAACAAGCGCCCCAGCGACTGTTGTAATTGTTGACATATTGTCAGCAACGTCACTTAGTGCGCCGCTTACTGCCGAAGAGGTAAATGAATCAAGCGTTTGGGCAACTCCGTCTAGGCCACCAGATAGCGCATCGGTAGCACCTGTAGCCTGGTTGACACCTCCAACCCATGCCATGAACGAGTTTGTGACTTTTTGCAGGGATCCGGAAACTGTTTGCGGCATGCTGGCAAACTCACCCTGTAATGAGCCCAACTGGCTCATTAATGCAGGAACAACCTTATCAATCGTAAGTTGCCCCTGGTCAGCCATGCTCTTCAGGTCTTTGCGGGCCACGCCCATTCCGGCGGCAAGTGCGCGGATAACACGATCACCTGCTTCGTTAACGGCGTTGAATTCTTCACCGCGAAGAACGCCCTGCGCCAGAGCCTGGCTGAATTGAGTGATAACAGAACTCGCTTCCTGAGTATTAGCCCCCGAAAGTTTAAGGCCGGTAGAAACAGCTTCGGTAATTTTCAGAACTTCGTCAGAGCTATACCCAAACTCACGCATTGAAGCAGCTGCGCGTGAAAAAAGGTTTGCGTTGTCTGAAAACGCGGTGCCAGTTCTTTGGCTGATTTCCATTAACTGGCGCTGAGAGGCAGCAAAATCATCAGCTGAAGATGATGCCTGCTTAAGACGGGCGTTTACTGAATTCCACTCATCAGCAATCTGCACGAGCTTACCAGTCGCAAAAGCGGCCGTAGCAGCAGCAGCGGCTCTTCCTGCCGATGCAAACCCAGCGGTCAGATCAGATAACGCCCTTTCGCTCTCTCGGGCGGCAGCGGCAGCCTGACGGCCACCATTTTGCATGGTGCGGTAATAATCCTGCCCCATACGTGAAGCGCGGGAAATTTCCGTCTGGAATGATTGCGAGTTAGCGGAAATTTTGATTATTAACTCACGTAAAGTTGCCATTTAGTCTAACTCCAGACGTAAAAAAACCGCCGAAGCGGTTTTATTTTTATTGTTTCCAGACCTTTTGCCTGGCTTCTTCGAGGTATTCTTCATCAGTCTTAACCGGTGGGGAATCGACTGCTAAATCACTACCACAGTGCTTACATTTAATAGCTTCGCTTTTGATTAACTCTGCACAGAATGGGCACTTCTTCATACCATCGTTTTCAATTAAGTCTTTTTCTTCTGCCGCAACATCCTTCTTTATTACCAAAGAATGTACAAAAGCAATTATAAATAGCAGAGCACCATACACCCACCATGCAAAGAAAGATCTTCCTTTGCTTTGAGCAATTAAGGCTGGAATTAAGCCTATAACAATTGAAACTAGTAAAATTTCCATTTTGGTTCCCCAGCATTATCAGTCTAAGAATCCTAATATTATCTGGGTCAAAAGTCACTGCGTCGCGGCAGTAAGTGCAGCCTCAAGCCCTGCAAACGGGTCATTCGGTTCTGATTGCTCCTCACCACCCCAGCGCAGGATCGCATCGTCCAGCGGTACTTTTGCCCCCTGCGAACCGTAGATGGCAGAGACGATCTGGGCGGCCTGAATGTCACCGCGAATATCGCCAACCGGACTTTGCCTGTCGTACTCAATCCACATCAGAAGCTCGCTTGCCGTCATATTCTGCCGAAGCTCTGAGAGCGTGCGCCCCATCCGGAGCGCAAGCGACATCAGAAACTTTACGCCGGGGGTTGAGACTTTTCCCGCGCTTCGTCCGCGTTGTTGATCAGGTCAAGCGCCTGTTTGAGCAGGCGTGAATGGACGGGTCCGTAGATTTCACGCACCTGCTCTTCTTCGTCTACGCTGAATACCGGTTGCTTATCGGTGTCACACAGAACGTCAATGAAGAGCACCACGTCAGCGCAAAGATTACGGTGTGCCTTTTCCGATACCGACACATTTTCATCATCAGCACCCGCTTTCACCACTTCCTGCCAGCGCAGCCAGGCTTCACCAGACGGCTCACGCAGAACCACTTTGACGCCTTCCCACTCAGGAACGGCGACCGTCTTATGACGAAAACCCGACATCTTAGCCAGGGCGAGATTTTTAATATTCTTCATGCGACCTCTCAGGAGCCAGACTCGATGTTTTCAGGCTTACCTTTCAGGCGCAGGGAGAACGTTGCCGCCACTACGCCGTTGGTACCGGAAGACCAGGTGTGCTGGCGGATTTCAGCCATGAACTTAAAGCCCTTGCCGGACGGGAAGATGACCTGGAAAGCGTAGGTCGTATCGTTGTCATACGCATCACGCAAGGCGTCCTGCGCCGGATTCTTGTAGAAGTTGCCGGACAGAGAGATTTCTGACGGAGAAGGCAGGCCGTTGATGTTCTCCTGCTCGGTAGAGCAAAGTGTTGTTACGTCGATATCCTGCTTCTGACCACCGGTGAACTGAATTTCTTTGATGGTGCAACTCAGATCGAGGAAGGTTGCGGAATCCATCGTTTCTTTGGTGGCTGGCAGGGAGGAAATAAGGATCTTCGTCAGCTGCGATTTTTCATAAAGTGCAGACATAGCTGTCTCCTGGAAAAAGAAAACCCGCCATTAAGCGGGTTCGTTGGGTGAATTAATTGTCAGGGGGTAACTTTAAAATCCAGGGTGGCACGGTAGAGCCGATAATCTGGCTCGTAACCGGGGATTTTTACCACCTCTGTAGGGTTTAAGGGCTTAAGCGAAGCGAGCGCCAAATCTCTCAGGGTGCGTGATTCAGTGATCGTAGTGGAATACACATCTACCTGAATGGAAACCCTGCTCTCTGCCTGGCCGCACAGCACGTCAGCGGAAACATCATCGACGATGGAAAAAATAATCCAGGGTGGCGAGACAGACGGTTTTCCGTCACTACCTAATGGCGCAACGTAGGGATATACCCGCCCTTCTGCCAGGGAAGAAAGCAAAGCGTAGATATTATCTTCATTCACTTGCTCAGTACCTCATCAATAGCCTGATTCATCCTGGCAATGGCGACGCTGGCGGCCTCTTCCTCGCGCGTATCGTAAGCGGGTCGCACAAAAGGATGCGCAGGCATGTTCGCAGTGCCAAGATCCACAAAGCGCCAGTAAAAGGCGTTTCTCGGGTTATTCGCCTTCATCGTGTTATCGCTGTTTCCGGTGCGCGGGTTAACACCACGAATGTGGACACCAGAAGAAATTTCCCCGCGGCGTCGGCTTTTTTGGGTCACCACCACCACGTTTTTTTTCAGTTTCCCGGTACGCACCGGCGCGCGGGCGATCACTTCTTCCTTAAGCACTTCGGCGCCAGCGCGCGTGGCGTCACGCAGAACCTTGTTGTTTTCAGCGCGGCTAAGCGCCTCCAGATCCTTTGCGATGTCATTTAACCCGGAAAAATCGAGGCTCGTCTCAATCATTTTTCAGCTCCCGTTTTGCACAGAATTTCCAGGCGAGTGCCAGTCGCATTTGCTACAGGAGGACCGATGATATTTAGCACCTGACCTTTATACGGGCCGCTCAGCACTTCAAGACGTGAAGAGGCGTTCAGCTCTGACCTGAAGCGCATCCAGACGCGAATGGTTGCCTGCGCCGTTTCCGCGCCGCCTGAAAGCTGCTCTCTGCCGCTGATCCCCTTTACCTCAGCCGGGACCGGGTTGCCACCAGTCCACGATTCAACCGGCTGACCAGATGGATCGCGCGAAGTCGTGAAGGTGAGAATTTTTACCCGGTGCCTGAATCGTCCAGGTTCCATCAGGAGCCCTCCTCAGGTTCAGATTTACCGCGCCAGTTGCGATGGATGAACATCATCCGTTCTGCGGCGGCGTTCTCATAAAGCTGTACTTCACTCTGCGCGGTGCGGTGTTCAAACATGTCAGCAAAGACAAGGAGAACGGCGCCCTTAACGGCTGCAGGAATATCAGCTGCAACTTTCCATGCTGGTTCATCGCACCAGCGTATGCAGTAGTCAAAAGCGGCCTGAGCGTACAGGGTGATCAGCTCGTCCCTGTCGTCTTCCTCAAATTCGATCTGCTGCTTAAACAGGCGGAGGCCAATTACATCCAGAACATCTATCGCCATACATTAAAAGGGCGGGTCACCCCGCCCCCTCCATCATGAGCCAGAAGAGAAACTGCCCTTGATGATTGCCGTCGGGCGATAGTGCGCCAGCGCCAGGCGCTCTTCGCACAGGATGGTCAGCATGTTTTTCACGAAGTTATCGCGGTCTTCACGGCTGACTTCCACGGTGGCATCCATGCGATCCCACACCTGTGAGGCCATATCAAAACCGCCCACCGTAAAGGTGCCGGCGGCCTGCGCCTTAGTCGGAACCACTGGCAGGCCCCACATGATGTTGCTGGTAAACGCCTGAGGACCACCGAAGATATAGCGGCCTTCGTTGTCTTTCAGCAGCGCAATGTTGTGCCAGTCGCGCGGGTTCAGGACGATACCGGAAGCGCTAAACTCAGACTCGGTCACCTGGTAAATAGCGTGAGCGATAATGTCAGCGCGGGTGTCACCAGTGGCATTCAGCGAGGTGTCGTAGGCGGTTGCCACTTTGTTCAGACCTTCCAGGTTATCCCCTGTACCGTCGCCGTTCAGCAGTTGGCCTTCTTCCTTCAGCGCCAGGCCATACATCAGACGGCCGTTGACGTATGACTGCAGCATTGGCGCATCGTCCATCACCTGACGTGATGCCTGCACCCAGTGCGCGATAGTCTTCACGTTCGCGGTCTGCTTGCTGAATGTGATATCCGATTCTGGCTTAAGCGCTTTCTCAGCCACCACATCGGCGTTATTGGTAAACACCTCTTCACGCACATATTCCAGAGCGTTACTGGAAATGCGGCCCTGAGCCAGCAGGTCACGGATGGTCAGACGGCGCAGGCCCGGCATGATAATTCCCGGGATCTGCATAGGCTGGATCAGTGCGCCAGCAGAATCAGCGTCACTGCCGAGCGACTTATTGAACGTCTTCGCATCGAAGGTGCCCTGTTTACCGTCCCATGACTTAATGAGCTCTTCAGCAGCTCGTTCAGAGAAGGATTTCTTCTCACCCGGATTCTCAGCGCCGGATGCCAGTTTCTGTTCAAGATCGAAGAGGCGGGTACCGGATTTGGTCAGTTCTTCCTGTACCTTCACCAGGTCGGCCTGCAACTGTTTGGATACCTTACCCGTGCTTTCGATTTCTGCTTTCTGTGCATCGAAAAGTTGAGACATTTTCTGCTGGGATTCTTCGATAGCTTTTTGAATGAGAGCGAGTTCAGACATAATTAATTACCTAAATTAGAAGGGAAAGATTTGATGCTCTGAAGCAGAGCGTTGATTTGTGCTTCGTTTCCGTCGCCCTCGGACTCGCTCCGAATCGCTGACTTAAACCGGGCTATTAGCCCAACTGCCTGTGATTTGGTGAGGCCGACTGAATCCCTCAGCCAGTTCTCCACATCACGGATCGTTTCAATGCCATCGACACTTTTCATGGCTGCGATGCCAGCCTGTTCGTTGGCGGGGAAAGTGCAGACGCTGATTTCGCGCAGAGCCTGGATATTCTTAAAAATCCGGCCTGTGGGAATGATGGTGTAATCGTCTTTAGCAACGGAAAAGCCAACCGACATACCCTCAACCGTGCCGTGCTGCATTGCCGCTTTCAGGTCGGCGGCGCCGCTGTGCCCTGGCGTAAGTTGACCGCGCACATACAGGCCTTTTTCGTCTTCAGCCAGGCTGTCCCATTTGCCAACCGGCAGCTCCCACGTCTTGTGGTTGAAAAACATCGCCACTTTGCGGGTCTGGTTCGCCAGTGCGTTTTTAAATGCCCCGGGAAGAATGATGTCGCCATCGGAATCGGTGTTATTGAAGACAGAGGCGTAGCCTTCAAAAATCCCCTGTTTCCCGTCACCGGTGAATTTGATTTCTGTCTCGTCAAACGACAGCGTTTTTACGATCTCAGGCATTACGGCCCCCATAAAAATTAAGCCCCGTCATTACGGGGCTCTTTGTTGGTTCCTAAATCGGTGATCGGCACATATTGCGACTGGCGCATTGCCACATCGCCACCCGGCAATGGCGGGAGGTTGTCCGTTCGGCGCATCTCATTGATGGTGCGTAATCCTGCCTCTCCCATTGCCTTCATAAAGGCTGCGCGGGATGCCGAATCGCCCCTCAGCAGGCCGTCGAGATTGTGCTCAGCATGAATGCGGCCAACATCCTTAGCAGGAATAAGCCACCGCTGAATGCTGTTTTCCCACCGGGAGATATAAGGCTGCAGTGTGTACTGCAGGAAGCCGAGATTCTGCTGCTCGATGCCCGATCCCCAGCTCGTTGATTTCTCGACGTCGCCGACAAGGTGAGGCGGTACGCCAAAGAATCTCGCCAGTTCACTTACCTGAAATTTCCGGGACGCCATCATTTCGGCGTCCTGTGGCGTTACGCCAATTGGTGAAGTGGTAAACCCCGCTTCCAGAATCCAGAGGCGTTTTTTTACCGGGCCGCCGGCGATCTCTTTAAAGTTTTCTTCAATCTGGTTTCTCTGCGGCTCTGTGAGAACTTTGTCACCGGTCATGAGCAGTTGAGGCGATTTGGCGCCATTGGCAAAGAAATCTCGCTGCTGGTCCTCCATCGCAACGGCCACACCTGCCGATTTACAGGCAAAGGCGATGGGCGACAGCCCTACCAACCCGGTGAATCCGAAGCCTTTAAGGTGAAAAATATCTTTCTGCGAAAAGTCGGCGTATTCGCTGTCGCGTTGATAGCGATATACCACTTTTTTTCCGACGAGTTTCACATCCATGTTGGCAGACTGAAGCGGGAGAAGGCTGATCACGTCACCCGCGCTGTTTCGGTCCACCAGTGCATATGCGTTACCATAAAAACAGAGCTGCATCGTCATGGCCTCCCTGAATTCCTGGGCGGTCATGTACTGATTCGGCGAGTAGCGCAGCAGTCGCGCCAGCGGATTGCTCAAATCCACTTTTTTACGGTTGTCGTTCTGGTCAGTTTCAAAAACGTCAAGCGGGAGGCATGCCGTGAGCGTTGAAATCAGGCTCACGCAGCGCCACACCGTCGAAATTTGCAGTATCCGTTCATCGTTAATGGATGAATCGCCCAGGTGTCCGTGGGCCGAAACGGGCCCCGTTTGTGAGCCCTGATTTGGGGTGACTAAACGCCCGCCGACAAACCAGGACTGCAGCCTTGCCCACCAGCCGTTATTGGTGCGCAGGTCAATCGTGTATTTAGGTTCTTCCATCACATGCTCAGCGGTCGGAAAATGAAGTCATCGAAGTCACCACCCTGTTCGGTAACTTCCCCATTTGCAGCACCAACGGACATTGTCATTGCGACCATGCCATCAATACGGCCCGTTGCTTTGGATTTATCCAGCTTTCGGTTGCCGGCAGCATCTTTTACTATCACCGCGTTCCAGGCACACATGGTTAACACCGGGTGCATGCCATGCCTCACCCGCCCGTTAAGCATCAGTGACTCAAGGGTGTCTACAGCTGGGCCCATATCCTTAAAGCCCTGGCCGAACTCGACCAGCGGAAGGCTCAGGCCGATGTCGTCAGCCTCTTTCCTGAACTGGTCAATGCGCCATCGGTCGAAGGCCATCGAAGTGAGGTCGAAATCACCGATGATTTCGGCGATGTCGGCGACCACGAATGAGTAATCGACGGACGCACCTGGCGTGGTACGCAAAAGTCCCTCCCTTGCCCATACGTCATAGGGCGCGCGGTCTGTTTTGGACCGCGCTTCCAATGTCTTTTGTGGGGTCCAGAAGAAGGGAAAGATATCCCAGACACCATCATCAGCCTCACCAGCGATAACCAGCGCCGTTAAGTCGTTCCTGGCTGACAGATCCAGCCCGGCATACCATTTCCTCGGTGTGTTAACCGGCGCTCCGCCGCACAACTCCCACACGCTGCGTGAGATGAACGGCGATACGGTAGACACTCGCTGATTAAGGTTGAGGTTGCGGAAAGTGTTCTCAAAGCTTGGCATTCGGCCTGCCATTTCAGCCTGGCGCGCCATGTCTTTTTCAGATCTGAACGTTCCCAGCGCCGGGTTCGCAGCAAACCAGGATTCTCGCTTACTGATATCAGCGTCTTTTGGCGCTTCGTAAACGTGGCAGACAATGTGCGGATCTTTCGATTTGACCGCATCATCAATCCAGATGCTCAACAGGTCGGCATCGTTCGCCGCCTGGGTGCTGATAACGATAAGAAGCGGATTCTCATGCGCACCCTGGGCTGTAGTAATCGCGTCGATAAAATCATCCTGTGGCCCCCTTACCTGTCCGGTTTCGTCCAGAATCGCCAGAATCGGGGAAAGTCCGTGTGTGGTTTTACCCTCAGCAGATAGCGCCTTGTATTCGACGTTACACGGCAACCCTATTAGCTTCTTGCCGCTGGGAATTATATGCACTAACACCTGCAGGTCCGGGTTCAGGTTCACCATCTTCACCGCGAGGTTGAAAACGATGGATGCCTGCTCGCGGCTAAGCGCACCGCTCACGATCTGGGTGTTCTGTACCGCTTCTGGTCCCACCAGATGCGCCAGCAGGATGCCGGCTATCAGTCCTGTCTTCCCATTTTTGCGCGCGATGCTAAGTATCGCTTTATCGGTACCGACTGGATTGTCGTAAACCGCCAGGATGAATTCTTTCTGGAAGGGGTCAAGCTGCATGGGCTTACCGAGAAGCTTGCCTTCCGGCACGATGCAATAGCGCTCAATGAACGCTATTACACGCTCACCTCGCGTCATAGTCTTTTATCCGTGTTTGGGAAAGGCGATCAGGTTATCTTCCTGGCTCTGATGCTCGTTTTTGGTATTTCGTGCATCACGATCATTCTGATTGCGTTTCTTCTGGTCGCGGCTTTCGCCGTTAGTTGCGTGGGAATGGATCTGCAGGTCACGGCGCTGAGCCAGGATGGTTCGCTGCAAATCAGGAATTTGTTTGCGGAGGTTTTTAATCAGCGCCTCATTCCTCGCTTCACCGCGCGCGCGTTCTTCTTTACGCAAATCTCTGCGTAAGACGGTGATATAGAGCTGGTTATTTGCCAGTTCTACAGCGGCCAGAAGGTCGGCTGGCGTCCAGCTGTCCAGAGCTTTCGATCTGATATTGTCATGCCAGAATGGTTCGGCTTTTTTTTCCAAACCTGCATGGGACGGAGGATCGATGGTGTCCACTGCTGCATTTTTCATGGCCTGAACCGCTGCCGCCGAACTGTCGGAACGGGTTCGTTTATCTGCCATATGTCAACACCTTAAAACTAAAAAAATCGGGTTAGCGTTAAAATCAAACTTTGGCGGCGGTCATTTGGGGTAAGGGATTTGAAGATTTGATCCCCCCCTACCCCTGATGCGATTCATTCTCATTTGATATCGTTGCATTTGAAATGATTTCACATGATAGGAAATCGCCTTGCCGCCGCCGCGCTATGCCGAATGTTTGTCTACCTGTTCGAGTTTCTGATCGCCTTTCCCGTGCCCGGAGACAACATGCCCTGAGACGGTAACTGTCGGCACCTCCTGCCCTACAGCGTGCGAGAACTGTATGGATGTCACGTCCTTCATCTCCACGCCATCAATCACCAGGCGAACGAATTTTCCATCGCGGTATTCAATGCTGAGGTCTTTCATTACGTGCTCCAGTGAGACGCAGGATCGAGCGGGTAGCCATTGGCATCACAGCCTATTACCGCGCCGCTCTTCTCCATTCTCTGTTTCGTTGAGTCGTGATGTGCTTTGCACAGTGGCTGCCAGTTCTCTTTACTCCAGAACAGGAGCTGTGCTTTCGATATGGCCAGCGGGTTACCTGACTTAAGCGCATCTTTGAGTTTGTGGGGCACGATATGGTCAACCACCGTTGCTGGGGTTATGCGTCCCTGCTGCTCGCACATCACACATAGTGGGTGCTGCTGCAGGAAACGCAGACGGGCTTTATCCCATCGGCTGCCATATACGCGGGGCTCTTTGTTCATGCCAGTCTCCATGCGCGCCGGCGTTCCGTCCTCGGCTCGTTGTCAGGGTGACGCTCAACCGTCGGGAGGTCAGCGTGATCCACCAGCGAGTAACACGGATAAATCACCCGGCCACCGAATGCCTCACCGACTGCGTAATCAGCTGCCAGCGTTTTGTTCCATGTGCTGAGCATGCGCGCCAGCCTGCCCTGAGGAGGGCTGTAACATACGCCGTGAATCAGTTTGCTTAATACGATGTGGTCACCACAGACGCGATCCGCATCCACCAGCATTCCGGCAATCTCTTTCTGATATTGCGGCGGTCGGCCGGTACCGAGATAAAAGCTCAGCATGTCGTCAGGGAAACGAGCCAGCCAGTCCTGAGCCTTATCACGAAAACCTTCAACGGGTAATGCATCCTCTTCGATGATAATCACTCTGTCTGATTGCTCAGCGGCCCAACGAAGAGCGCGAAGATGGTTTGAATTTGCACCAGCGCTATGCTCATCCATGAAGACAATGTCAGCCTCAAGCTTACTCGCTAACTCTTCAGCCATGGTGCGGCGGGAATGGTGAGCCACGATAGCGATCAACATCTGTCAGCCTCATTGTGTGTGAAATGCTCAAGTCTGGCGGCAACAGCTGCGTCCCTGGCTTCTTCAAGTGACATGAATGTTTTCTTTAGAACAAACTTGCCATTGAGCTTAACTTGCGCGAGCCAGCGCCTGTTTCCGCGATTCAGATAAGTAACCCCGAGCACTCCAGTTTTACTATTTTTCTTAGCGCCGCCGAGGTTCTGATTGTTCTCGCTTCTGCTGGCCAACCTGAGGTGATTGATATTGCAACAGAGCCTGTTGCGACAAATATGATCGACATCCATACCATCAGGAACAGGACCGTTCACTGATTCCCAAACAAAGCGATGCACACGTAATGCCTTACCACCAGTTCGTATGCTGCCGTAACCTGTTTTTAACTTTGCTCCGGTCCATACCTGGCATTCGCCTTCAACCTTTGTTCTGGCCTTAATTGCTTCCTGTGGCGAGCTATAAACGGTGTTCCGCACAACCAATGGATCACCGTATTTCCGCCATCTGAAATAGTGCTTTCCGCACATCCCTCTTTTTTCAGAACCATTATCGCAGTCATTCACGTAACATTTTTTAGCCATGTGCATATCTCGCAACCAATAAAAAAGGCCGCCGAAGCGACCTTGATTTATTTTTCAAACTATTTATGGCGAAACCACGCAAACTCTCTACCGACACCATCGGACTTAAAAATAGTGTGGATGCGGGGGCCGGTGACAATTCGATCGCCAAAAGACTTAGCGACAATGCCAAAAGCGATCATATCCCCCACCGCGGCGCCAGCCTGTTCTTTCTTCCAGAAACGATAACTCTCGATCCTGTAGTAAAGACGGATGATGCCGTGAGCGAACGCCATTACATCAGAGCGGGTACCACCCAGCAGACCAGCGTTTAGCATCACATCGTTGCGGTGCGCTTCGATGAACTCCTGATAGATACGCTCTGGATGATTCTGCTTTGCCCAAGTGTCAGCGTATGTCTTCGGTTCTGAACCTACATAAACATTACCGGGCTGCATTTCTTCCCACGGTGCGCGAAGCATTTCGACATCGGTTCCATCGGTACACCAGACGAAACGGTATTCATGATGATCGCGCAGGTGCTGCCAGATGTGCAGCCAGCGCCGGAAGTAGACATTCATCTTCACGTCAGCGACGCGATACAGCTCAACGTCTGCCGGTGCCGTCTGCAGCTCATCCACCAGCGCAATACGTCCACAATTCCGAAGCGAGGACGCCCATTTAGCCAGCATGTCAGGAGAGGCGGTCATTTTCGTACCGCGCTGCGGGTCGGGCTGGCTGGTGAGTAACGTAGTGATAACCACGTCGCGCTGTCGCCGGTACTCCACATAATCGGTAAACCCGGCATCACGCCGTTCGTTGTGGATTTTAACGTTACGTTCCACCAGCGCCTGTCGGTCTGGTTTTGGTACCGAACGCTCTACGGCCTCATGCTCATCAAGAGAATGAATCAGCTTTTCTGAACCGACGACATCAGCGTAAGCCCACGTAGTCAGTCCTGCGTTATGGATGCGCAGGGCGAGGTCGCTGTGCTCGTACATGCCGCGACCATAAACCGGATCGAATCCGCCCACCTTCTCGATGGCGCTGCGGTGGTAATACAGCATCACGCCGCGCTGTCCCGTGTAAGCGATGTGCTTATCATCCCGGTACAAAACCGCCATATCGTTCAGCTTATTCGTGCCAGCCAGATCGAGAAACTGGTAAGCCAGGTGAGGTTCTGGTGATTCGATGTATGGCAAGTGCCAGTTATCAGCAATGGGCCAGGCGTCATCGTCCCACAGGAAGAGATGCTCACATCCGGCATCCATCAGGGCTGACAGGCTGGCGTTCTTCGAAGCGACAATGCCGAGTGATGTTTCATGGCGAAGCAGCTGCACGCCGTCAGGCACTACTGCGACAGGTTTAGAGCCGTCGTCGATAACCACCACCAGCGCCCCGGCGGGTAGATGTTTAATGTGCTGCTCAATGGCGCGGTTTAAAACGTCTGGCCGGTTGTGGGTAGTAATGGCAATGCCAATCCGTGACGCTGAAGCGCAGGCAGGCACAAACGGGACACCATCAATAGTGACCTGCATATTACCTCCCGTCAGAATCCACTCTTCAAGGAATTCCAGATCGTGCCGCCCGGCTGAAGATTTTTTTTCAGTTCCACAGAGACAACATCTGAAATCGCTTTTTCCATTTCTGGGGATAGCTTAATACTGGTCTTAATTTCTGGACCGATGCCAACACTGATGGCATAACCTTTTCGCGGGTCCGTTTCAGTACGGCTCAGCTGAACTTTCGGGATGACGGCATTCTTGATAAACACCTGTCCGTCCTTCATGACAAATGGAGATGATTCTGCCATCGCCTTTTCGTCGGCTTTCTGCTTCCTTTTCCGCTTGATGTATTCCGCAGCATCACGTATTTCGTCTGGAGTATATCCCCCCTCAACAGCAACCCAGCGATCAGCCAGGAATACTACCGCTGTTTTATCGGCTGGAACCCCTCCAAACTCTTCACTAAATCTTTGCTTGGCTTCATCAAGAGCATTAGCAATCAGCTCCTGTCTATTCATGTAGCTACTAATTTTGTAACGTGGAAGGGTGTAAACAGCCGACAGCTCACCTAATGCATCATCAGGCGTTTTGGTAGGTTCTCCGATCTTCCCCATTCGCCAGGCCACAGAACCATCAGCCCGATGAGCAACGATTTCGCCATTGCCGAAACTGACGTGGCCACATTTCGGTTTACGCTTATCTTTAACGCGTAGATGTTCAGGGAAGAAAGAAGCATCACCCCATACTGTATGGCGACGTCCTTTCAAATCGTAATGTGCGCTACCTGCCGGACTTTTCAAAATAAGTCCATCGTCGGTCATGATGACTCGCATGCCGAGCATCGCTTGCTGTAGCGATAAATATTTCATGTGGTAGTTCCTTTTAGACGTGAGCCTGTCGCACGGCAAAGCCGCCGAAAGTTAACGGTTTGCCCAGGCTCACAGCTGAAAGACTTTCTTTGATGTGCGCGTGCGATGCGCATAAAAAAGCCCCGCTATTGCGAGGCTCTGGTTTGTTTCTGGCAGTTAGCCTGCCACGCTTTGTTATGCGCCAGGATGTCTTTCTTGGTCTGGCGATCCAGCACATCCCAGTCGTGCGCTGTGCCGTAGATGGGTTTAACCCAGTCGCAAGCCGTGTCCACTACCTCAACCCTTACGGGTCCAGTTGTCCCGCAGCTCGCGATCAACATCGTCGCCAGGCATATGGTTAACAGTCTGCTGTACATTGCTGGCCTCTTTCGTTGCTTCTACCCGGCGTTCGGCTGCTGCGACCGTTGCCGCTGCGTTATCTTCGGTGCGCTGCTGGTCGGCTTTCACTTCAGCTTTGCTGGTGCCGCGAATATGGCCCAAGCCAAACGCGGCGGCGATAACAGCAAATACAGCGACAACTAGCCCGGTAATCATCTCAAGCGTCATATAACCACCCGCTCCTTCACCCAGCCATATACAAACGTCTCGTTCGCGCTGCGCTGTTCTGCCAGTTCGAGATAACGCTGACCCTGGCTGCAATTCAGGGCCCGGAGCATAACCAGTTCGCCCTCTTTTCCTCGCCGGGAAAGATAGCTTTTTAACGCGCTGATAGTTCGCGGACCGATAAAACCATCTGCAATCAGATCGGGATAAAGCGTGCCCTGAATGTTGAACACGTTCAGCCAGCGCTGGAACCATTTGGTCTGAACTGATGGGCCCATGTTAACGCCGGTATCGCACAATTCGGCGGCGATGGCTGGTGATACCTCAGAAACAAGGTCGAAGCGTGGCCCTGCCCAGTAGTCAGCCGTCAGGATATCCAGCGCCTGCTGGCGGGTAAGGTTACGCATATCACCGCTGTAACCGTGGGCACGTGCTACCGCTTGCGTGATTCCCCAGTTTGTTGGGCCACCTTTATCGTCGGGGTGATTAACGTAACCGCCCTCTTTGCCAAGAATGGCGTCAAAAATTTCGTCTTTTGTCATTAGTGCCTCAGAAGATCAACCAGACGTGCCAGATTTCCCCGGACCTTCATAACAGCTGCGCATATCAGGAGGTTCGACATCACCACCAGCCAACTGGAGTCACGATAGAGGCCGAAGATGAATTGCCATGGGATTACTGCGTAAACCAGGATGGTTATATACGCCAGGATTGAGATAAAAGGACGGTGCCGGGCACCATGGCGCTGGTAGAACATCAGAACGACGACGATCACCGAGCAGATAAACGCGTTAAAGACAGCTGACGGGTCAATTACCATTTCCCCCTCCTCCGCGTAACCGTGAGAAAAAACCGAACAGGGTGTTCAGGTCCTGGTTATTAAGAAAAGTTAGGATTTTTATACACAGTGCAGACAAAATCACTGCACCGAGTGCATCCAGTGGTTTTTCATAACTCGAGGCAGCATTTAGCCATGAACCAACAAACCCGGCGCCAAGCACTCCAACAATGAATGATGTAAGGAAATATGCAGCCAGGCGAGCACGCGTAAGGTTTGCAGCTGTCGCGACGTAAAACACCGCACCACCAAACGCTCCAAACACCACGCCGAAATCTGTATGAGTAAAGACACCATACAGGACTGAACCCAGCAGGCCTCCGCCGAGAACTGCACCAGTGCCGGTTAATGGATCGGACATTACGCCCCCTCTGTAATTGCTATGAATCCTCTCAGTAAGTTTGAGGGGAAATAATAAAAGCCCGCTGTTGATGGCGGGCTAATGAGTTGACTATTTGTAAGGTAGGTGTGAGTAAGACTTATGCTCAGAGGTGAAGCTGTATCGGCTGATTCACTATCGGTCCAGGAGAACCACCGGGCATTCAGTTACTTCCCACAACTCAAAGCGTAGCAGCAGTTTGCAAAACCATAAAAAAAGGCCTGCGTTTTATGGCAGGCTCTCAAGGAATTTGAAACTTGTATTGTTGTTGTCATGGTGCCGGGTGCCTCCCGGTGACTCTACCCCAGTCAGCAAAGCCGCGCGCATACCTGCAGATAGCAGTTGACTGGAACGCCCTTTCGCTTAGAAAGGATTCACCACACAAACAAATTACGCCGAAATCATTCCGCCGGTCAATACTTCATTGCCGTGAGTTCTCTCAGAAGGAGGGGAAACAAAAAAGGCCACCCGAAGGTAGCCCGTAGTAATGATTGTGAAGGCTGGAGTCGAACCAGCTTCCATCGGTGCGCTGCCGATTGGGTTACGCGCGCCTTGTGGCTACTTATCCAGAATATTCACCGCAAAACTATTCCCTAGCTCGCCGCTGAGCTTCATCACAATGGGTATCGCTTTGCCGCGCCAGGGAAGTGTGCCTGGTCTCACCGGGATGTCGTCACATACTCAAAGCGATTTCCGTTGTGTAGAAAATAAATAGCCCCACTAATACAGGCAGGGCTTAATTTATTTTATTCGTGTAGGCGTTAACGACACATTTCAGCTTTAGCTTTCATGTAAGCCTCGTGAGCCAACTCCGCAGTTTGGAAACTACCGAGATCTTTGCGTTTCCCGTTGACGCTAATCGCAGAACGCCACAGGCCACAATCCTTGCACCAGTTTGCTCCAATTAGCCCAGATTTCGCACCTTTTCTGGCCTTATGCCTGTTCTGCTGATTAACAAACTGGGTAACGATACGTAAGTTGTCCCATCGGTTATCTTTGGGATTGCCATTGATATGATCGACACACTTATCAGCTGGCGGCAGCGCACCATCCATGTATAAAAAAGCCAACCGATGAGCGAAGATTAATTTCTTATCGATCATTATCTGGATATAGCCGTACGTATCTGCGTTCCCGGCTATATTGCCTGGCGTAGACCGAGAGTTTGTTCGCTTGATCCAAACAAATAAACCAGTCAAAGGGTCGTACTTCAGAACCTCTTTCAGCCGTTCTTGCGTGATGCTCATGATATGCGTATGCCTTACTTTGAAATGAACCTTTGCCGCACAGGAAACCAGCCCGTCGAGGCTCGCCAGCGCTAACTGACTTCCTCAAAGGCTCATTTCAAATGGATTGGTTCGACGTATTGAATGCGCGGGCGGTGCGCGGGAAATGCGGGTACAAAAAAACCCGCAACGTGGCGGGCTTTTCGAGGTTAATTATCTACAGGCGTTATACTCCATAATCAGAAGCTTACAAGACAACCTTATGCAAAGTCAACACTAACGTGCAAAAAAGTGTCGCCATTTGTTCCGATCATATTAATAAGTTGTCGCCTTCTCAAACTCTACTGCCGCGTGACGCTCCCCCTGGCGCAGCGTGTCCACCAGCATTTCATAAAAGGGTTTCCAGTTGCGTGACCATGAGGATTGATGGAGGTCCGGGAGACGCTTCAGAATGGCACGGTGTACCGTCGCCGAGGAGATTGCAGAGAAGCCATTACCAGAGCAACGTTCACACGTTTTGAAAACCGGTGCGCCACGCTCTTTAGTCGCTTTTCGGTCTAGAACCTCGCCTTTACCGCCGCAACGACAACGGGCGCTGATCGTTCCCTTGCCTTCGCAAGCATCACAGACCGCCGGCACAACCTCTGTTACCTCCGTCCACTGCTCCCAGTCAGACGGTCGAACAGCACGAGAACGGCAGGCCCAGTATGGAGCTTTACCCCATGGGTACGAAACCTTGCGGGTAATCTGCTCGCGGGTTGTTCGTCCGGTACCACTGCAACTGTGACACGTCACGCTGGTAGCCGCAGAACGTGAGTAATCAGCAAAGGCAAATTGTGCCAACATCTGCATACACCATCCGAACTGGCCACCAGCTGCTTTGCGAACATTCTTCGGTGCGACATCCATCGCATATCGCGCCAGCGCCTGAACTGCGAGCTGTTCATCCGTTTTGCTGATTCCCGCTTTACCGAAGAACGCCGCCAGGCCGAAGCGCGCACGGCTGCTGGTGGTGCCAATCGCCGCCATTACATCTGTTCCTGTAAGGCGGTCAGGAGAAGTTCCTTTCACGTCGTCGCTGATGTGCATACCCTGAGGGCTAAAGTGTTTTAGTGAAGCTTCAAGTTTCATATCTCAAACCCTCGTTACGTTGCTGGCTTCCCACTCGAGATCAAGCTCGCTTTGCGGCTTACCGACCAGGTAGTTAAATGGTTTTTTCTCGCCTTCCAGGAACTGGTGAGAGCGAGAGTCGAAATTAGCTCCGATGTCACCGATCCAACCTTCGCCCTCTCGTTGCTTCAACAAGCGAATCATTGAGGCAGGAAGATTGATTGCGGCCTGTTCGTCTTTGTCGAGGCTCTCATAACCCATACGGTCCGCTTTTCTCTGCGCCAGCTCACGGGGAATGTTGCGCCAGACGGCCATCACGTTGTCGGGCATATCCGTTAAAGCACCGGTGCCTTTTACGTCCATCTTTCCGGTTGGAGCGGAGTCGTTTGTTTTTCTGGCATGGGTAACCAGCAGGACGTGACAGTTATGTTCGTTCTTGAAGTCGCAAAGGGTATCGATGAAGTCTTTCTGACCTGTGTAGTCTTCTTCGTCTAAACCACATTTAGCCAGGTTATCTATGACGAACAGCTCAATGCCATAGCGACGCCGGGCATAGGCAAAAATCTCAAGAAGCCGGTCTGCTTTGGCCGTTCCGGTAAGTTTGAATACCCAAAGGCGGTCAGAAAACCATTCGTTGGTCATAATGATTTCTTCACGCTTCGGTGAGGAGGTGCAGATGGTTTGCCGCGTGAGTCGGGCAAGCATTTTGCCTGGTTTAAGCTCCAGAGAAGCAATACAGGTCCTGACCCCCTGACTCATCGCATCAATCGCAATATGTCCAACGAGCTCGGTTTTGCCATGCCCATTCACGCCATTGACGAGGGTCAGCTCACCGGCACGGAACTTAAAGTTGTTGTTCAGCGAAGCCCATGGGCTTGTAAACAGACCGGTATCCCGATGTTCGAATGCCTCGATAGTTTCCTGAAGCAAGTCCCCTGCTGAGCAAAGCTCATCGGGATCGAAGAATTTAGCGCGTTCCATGTATTCAAGAATGGAGTCGCTGTCCATGCCGTTCATCAGGCAATCGTTGATATCTTTGTGCGGAAGTTCAACCATGCGGCAACGGTGCTCACCAAGACGTCTGGCGATTTCTTTTGCAGCTTCACGGCCTACATCGTCGTTGTCCAGGCACAGCCAGATTTCCTGGAAGCGATCGAGGTTGTGATACTCGTATTCAATCCACTGCTGTTTGGCACCCTTACCGCCGCCAAAGGGAACAGACAGGGCATCATAACCGAGCTGCGTGAAGGTCATGCAGTCAATCTCGCCCTCGCACAGCACTACCAGACGGGTGTTTTTATCCAGCGCCTGCCAGCCAAACAGGCATGGTTCACAATCAGCCTCAGCCATGATCAACTTTTTGCCGTTTGGCCGCTCGGTACCAATACGTTTCACCTGCAGCAGTTCGCCATTCCGGATGTACGGGAATGCCACGGCAGGCACCTCGCGGTTTTCGTCGTGGTACCAGACCACCGCATCTGTCACTTTAAAACGATCTGCTGTTTCACGGGTGATACCACGCGAAGCAAGGTAGTCGTAGCATTTACTGGCCGATTTAACGCCCTTCTTTGTCGGACGAGAGAACGTTTTTTTCTTCGCTTCGAAGTGGTGGTCATCGTCTTTCAGGCCAAGAAACTCTTTCGCTTCTCGCATGGCGTCATGCAGCTGACAGTTACGCACCAGCACCCAGAGATCCAGCAGGTCGCCGCTGTCACCGCTGGCAAAGTCAGCCCATGATTTTTTACCGCCGATATTGACCTTGAGGCTTTTGCCTGAGTCACCGTTCGTATTGCCAGCACACCACTCTTTCCCCTCCAGATGTCCTTTCGGAAGGAGAAATTTAGCGACGCGCTCGGCGTTATCCCATAGTTTTTCTGAAAGTTCAGCAGGGGTCATCAGACACTCCGTAAATCAAATTTTATAAAGCACCACGTCACGAATCCCTCGCGCAGAAAGCCACAGTTATAACCAGCAACCAGGACACGCTTGAGGGTTGTTTTCATGGGCGGTTAGCTCCACGTTTCATGCGGTCAATTGCGGCCTGACTGATAAATACCTCAGCCGAACCGTCATTGGGTTTGGCGTACCAGGACGCTCCTGCCCCACCAACGGCGTTTGTGCCTGCAGATATCTGAGGGGCTACCTGTGGCTTTTCGTCGTTCCAGCGCTCACCGTTCAGGTATGAGGCTGGAAGGAGCTTGTCGAAGCCCATTTGCTGCGCCTTTGCTCGGACGCGGATATCTTCTGCCAGCATTACGGCGAAGCTATCCGGAGTACCTCGGTTTGTTTTTTTCCATTCGCGGTATTTGGTTTTAAAGGCGGACCGGGCCTTTACCTTGGCATCCTTCCTCAAACCTGCCCCCCAAAAAATATTTTCGAAAGCAACATCGACTGGATCTTGGCCTTCAGCATCATCTGATTCTGAATCAGGCTTTTCCTGTGCAGGTTTACCTTTAGACTCGTCAGGTTTATCGCCATCAGTCCGATTCGAATCGGACAAATTAGTTTGATCTTGTTCTTTCTCCTGCTCCTGTTCCTGCTTCTGGCTTGCATGCCCCTTCGAAGCCCCTTCAATTTCCTCCGGGATCTGAACCTCACTACTACGGGAAAAAGTCATATTGAATTGCTTCGAATATTTCGCGTAAAACTCTGAAAGAAATAGATTATCTGACACCTTGTTGTATTCGTTCTGCACCCCAGCACAACGCTTGTCTCCGGGTTTCAGCGCATCACCGATTTGATGCGTTGCCATTTCGATGACCCACACCATCTCAGAATGATCGTCGTACTTACAAAACCCGGCTTCAATGGCGCTATTAAGCCCCTTCCTAGCCCCTTCTATGGTTAAGCCAGTCTCATGAGACAGGAACGTAAGGGGCATGTAATAAAGGCCGATCATATTGGCGTGTGGGCTGGTAAGCAGGTACAAAGCCACAAGCTGAGATTCAGGCCCAGCCTGACGCAGTTCTTTGCCTGTTCTGCCAATCCAGAAGTGTGGAGACACCTTTCCGTAATCACGCATTTTGCGCCTCCGAGACCTTCGTAAAATATTGTTGAAACTTCCAGACAGGCTGCATGCATTCATGCGGATAATTCTGCCTGGTGAAATACACCTGCTGCTTATCCCGATTCCAGCCAGTGACATGCACAATCACCCCGCGCGGATCGCGATAATCGATATCCAATGGCTTAACTTGGTTTTCGGTAGTGATTGGATGTGACATGTCACACCTCATTGCCCGGATGTGGGAAAACAAGCATTTCTCGCTTGAGGGGTTTTTTACCCACAAAAGTTCTACTTGCTGCTTCAATAGAAGTTGCAAGTTTTGGTGACGCATTTCTGTATCCGTAGGCAATAAGATTCAAATATCCTATTGATGTACCGCTCTTAACTGCCAAAGCGTGCCATTCTTCTTTAGTGGAAGCACGACGCCAGGAAAGAAGTTCGTTTTCCATACCCACACCTCAATTTATCATTTTGGTAAAGTTTATCTTTACGATAACTATGAGGCAAGATAAATTTATCAAATTGGGTATTTATCATATTGCTAAAAAGTGGGAGTATTTGGTCATGGACATAAAAAACATTCGACGTCAGAACCTAAACAGGTTGATTGGTGAGTACATCGTGGAAGGTTATACCAAGGCACAAATTGCTGAAAAAATTGGTATACCCCCTTCTCAACTGAGTCAGTTATCTGGCTCTAACGCCTCTCGTAACATTGGTGACATAATAGCTAGGAGAATTGAGTCAAGTATGGGCCTGCCCCATGGCTGGATGGATTCAAAGAGAGCAGATGTTGATGCATCTGGTACCAAGCCTAACTTTTTCATAAATCCACTGACAAAAAATCAGCAACAATACCGAATTGAGGTGCTGGACACTGAGTTCAGTTGCGGAAGTGGCAGGATGAACATGGACTATCCTGAAATAGTTAAATCGATTGAACTTGATCCAGAGGAAGCTAAAAGGATGTTTGGTGGGCGTAGCCCTACCTCCCTGAAAATCTGCACGGTTGTCGGCGATAGCATGCTCGGGACTATTTTCCCTGGGGATCTTGTCGTTATAGACGTTACGGTAAACCGGTTGATAGGTGATGGGATTTATGCGTTCGTTTATGGTGACAACTTTCATATCAAACGCTTACAGCTGCTTAAGGACAAGCTGGTAGTCATCAGCGATAATTCAACTTACGAAAAATGGTTTGTATCTGAAACTGATCAAAGCGAGTTTCACATTCAGGGCTTAGTTGTCGGTAGATGGCAAATGTCATACAACCGTTTGGGGTGAGACTCATACATATAAAAAACCAGCTTCGGCTGGTTTTTTTATGCCCTGCACAAAATAATTTACTATATATATCAATATCATAACCATTAATTTATCATAATTTATCAAAAAGATATTTACCAAAATTTATCTTTGAGATAAAGTTCATTCATCGGCAAACAACGGAGCCAATGAAATGAATACTCAAATCACCGTAGCCAAAACCATCGGCAAAAGAATATTAAATCAAAGATCTTCGCTTCGACTCTCTCAGGATTTTTTGGCTGATCATCTTGGTTTAACAACCGAAACCATTAACAACTGGGAAACGGAAAAAACTGTTCCGTTTGCTGACCAGTTAATCCAATTGGCTAACATTCTTCATTCTGATGTTCTTTGGCTCATTTCAGGAAACGAGCAGTGCGGTGAATTTACAGAACCAACAAGTATTATAACGTCCAATCAACTTAACTCATGGTCTGCTGATATTGGCAATTGCAGAATGGCTTTATCTAACGCTATGGATTGCATGCCTCCGGAATTGTCGGCTATCGGTACACTAACTATCGTTTATGAAAAATTAGACGACTTGCAAGAAACCATCTGCAAGCAAGCCGACAAAATTTAAAATTAATTAACATTATTTAATTAACACCTTTCTTGGTGGGGAAAAACTCACCCTGAGGAAATGAAAATGCAAAACGCTATCGCAATTAATCAGCCAATAAAAACGCCTCAAATGCTGTTCGGATCTGGCAACATTAATGACTTTGGCAACCGGGTTCAAAGCTGCCGGATGGAAGGTGATTCCATGCAGCCGACCATCGAACCATGTGAGGTTGTGGCTTTCGTTGATTGCGGTGGACTTGCGCTTACCTCTGGCATTTATGTTTACACAATGGATGCTTTTGGTCGCCCATGCCTTTTCATTAAGAGAATCGAGCCATTAGCTGATGGCTCATTAAAAATCATCTCTGATAACCATCATTACGTAACTTTCACCCTTAACACCGATGAACAGAAAGAAATCAAAATTCACGGTCGGGTAGTCGCTTCTTTGGCTGTGAGGCACTTCGTATGACTTTCATCATTGATAAATCGGCATATAGAACAGCATGCCTTTATGCGGCCTGCGGTTACGAGGTAATCGCTCGTCTTTATCTTAAAAAAGCATATGGTCGTTAATTATGGGCCTTTTAAAAAGACAGGATATTCAGGAAGTGAATATCAATGCGGAGAAGTTGTCCGGCTTGTCGCAAACATTATTTGAATATCACGACAAGTTAGACAGGTTTCAACTCAAAACAATATGCGCTCTGGTTTATGACCTCGCCGCAGAGATTCATGCATGGACCGAAAAAGAAGATGAAATAGTTATGGGTTTGGAGGAGGAAAATCGCAATGGATAAATTAATCGAGACATATCGACGCCGAATTTTAAAGGCAGCGTTATTACGCCACCAGCGAAAAACGGGCAGTAACTGCCTTGTTATTAAACTCAATAAAGGCGGCATTAACACGGTCGAATTAACAGAGATTTTACTTGATGGATTATTACGAAAATTCGAAAGGCTTGCGTTCAGTGAGTACGGAAATGTCGATGGTGTAAAAGCCATCAGGGGAATTTACAGCGGCGCTGTTGATGTAAATGGCAGCGGTGAATTCCTTACGGATAGCGGAAAGGAGTTAATCGACGAGCTCATTTCTGAGCTGGTTGAGTTCGTCAAAAAACAAAAAGTAGAGGCTCCGAAAACAGAGGGTCATGAAATGGAGGGATCTGATGGCTCTTACAGCGATACGAATTCCTGAGTGGGTTCACCTCAAAGCAGCACACGTTTTAAGCCAGTTCAGGGCAAGGCGCATACATCCCTGCCGTATGCACGGCTCCGGGAATCTGAGTCTCAAGGTTAATCACCGCTGGCGGCTACTCTCCCGCGATGGCGGAAAGAACTGGGAAGTAATGAGTCACGAAAGATACAGCAAAGTTAAGGACCGGAAATGAACGATAAACGCATCAGCACCACCTCAATTGACAGCGCCTTTGCCAAAGAGCTGCAGCCTGTTTACGTCGTATCAAGACATGGATACTCGCGCCGCTTCCTCAGCAGGAGCGCGGCGATCAGCAACCTTGCTCACTACATGGTAACCAAAACTTTTCACCGTGCCGGTTTGAACACCAACGAACCAGACGAGCCTGTTTTCAGCAATGGTGTGCTCGTCAATCGCATGGGCCAGCACACACAACAATATCTCTTTGCACATAACCGATGCATGCGGCGCATTCGCCGAATTCTGGAGCGTAAGCGCGAAGCACGTAAGTGGCTCGGAAAGTGGGACGCCATGCATGACCGATTCGTTAAAGAGGTTGATGCTCTGCAGGCCATTAAACCAAGAGGAGTGCACTGATGATTCATTCAGCCTTTACTCCGGAACCGACATCTACAGGCATCCGCTTTGGTAATCGGGTCATAGGTTATTCCGTCGCGGTTCGCCAACTCGACAATGGCAACTATGACAAACGAATTCCGGATGGATTAGATCTGCTGGCTTGCATCATGGAAGGGATTGAAAGCGGCTGGTTTACCCCGTGCATCGAGAAAGAAATCATCATTTGGCGCTGGATGCTTGTTGCCGTCTTCATTACCGAGGAACAGGAGAAGAACGGGACTGTCGAGGTACCGAACGACGAAGGCGGCGTTGATACAGCCGTTATCTATTCGGGCGAGCACGGTGCAATCAGTGTCTACCCCGGACCGGAGCGCTTTGCACTCGCTAACCATATTGAGGCTGGCGCCATTGAGAAATACGGGCCTAACGTTGGCCAGCAGTTGGCGCTGCGGATGTATCAGGACATGGTTGTTGTTGATGACGATTACGGATTCAGGTTGTCCTTAATGGGCCGGGAGGGTTTCAACCTTCTGCATGACAGCTTTATCGAACAAATCCAAACCGAAGGTATGCCGGGCATGCCGGTTATGCACTGAGGAGGACGAAAATGAACACAGTAACGATCAATAACAAACAGCTTCCGGCAGTCGAATATCGCGGTCAGCGCGTTGTGACATTCACAATGATTGACGAAGCTCACCAACGACCAGAAGGTACCGCCAGACGTAACTTCAATGAGCACCGTGAGCGCTTTATCTTGGGCGAAGATTACTTCGTGGTTTGTGCGGACGAAATTCGTATGCACAAAATTTACCCAATTTCAGGTAAGGCTCAGGGTGAGGTGGTTCTTCTTACAGAACAGGGCTATCTGATGGTGACTAAACCATTTAAGGACGATCTGGCCTGGCAGGTTCAGCGCGAATTGGTTAATAGCTATTTCCGCACTCGCGCACCGCTGACGGAAATTGAGATGATTGCAGCAATGGCCGCCGATGCCGTTCGCCAGCAGAAGCGCCTGAATCATGTTGAAGAGCAGATCGAAACGGTCACAGAAGCTGTGGAGAACATCAAACGCGGGACCATGCGCGCCGGATATGTCGGTTACCGCCAGGTGGTAGCCAAAAGCGGTATGAGTGACGCCAAGTGCCGGAATTTGGTCAATGCCTACCGCATCCCGACAGACACGCACGAATTTATGACCCCAGACGGGCTGTTGTCACGCAGGGCTATCGTCGAGCTGGAGCCGTTTATGGCCGCGTTTCACCAGATGATGTCAGAAGCTGAACCGCGCGGCACCCGCTGGTATCACCCTAAAATGGGCTTGTTCCAGGCGATTTGGTGGGAGGGCTAATCATGAAAATCCAATACCAGGACTGTGGCGCTGTAGCAAATATCGTTATCTCCAGCACCTTATTCGAGTACCGGAAGCATAACAGGGTAGTTGAAAACACTCTATTTCTGGTTCCAGCCGTAGTGAGTTCACGGCACGGAGCTTTCATCCTGAAAACAGTTATTTCTGGTAAAAGCCGTGATGCATTACGCGCTTACAGAACTGCAATCAGGGAGGCGGCACGATGAACACAGCGTTTGAAATATGGGTACGTAAGCGATACGGAAACCGCTACGACCTGACACGGGATATTCAGGGGCTTTATTGCCGGGAAGTGGTTAAGCGGATGTTTGAAGTGTGGTGCCACTGCCGTGGCCTGGATGTAGTGTGAGGTGATTATGAGCGACGTTGTTCTTCTGGTGCCGAATGACTGGGTTAGCGAAAAGGTTCTGATTGCGGTTACCGGGCTCAAGCCCGGAACCATCCTCCGGGCCAGAAAAGAATCCTGGATGCTTGGTCGCGAGTACCTGCACATTTCACCAGATGGCAATCCAAAGCCTTCGAGCGAATGCATGTACAACAGAAAAGCCGTTGATCAGTGGATCGAGGCTCAGAAAAAAAATCAACCAGGTGCGAAGACAGCATGAAAAGCAGTACACTCGTCAACGCTCCTGGGCGTCAGGAGGGATTAATGGCTAATGCATCATACCCGACAGGCGTCGAAAACCACGGCGGTTCACTCCGCATCTGGTTTGTATATAAAGGCAAGCGTGTCAGAGAAAACCTCGGTGTCCCTGATACTGCCAAAAATCGCAAGATAGCCGGCGAGCTTCGTTCTTCAGTTTGTTTTGCGATAAGGATGGGAAATTTTGACTATGCGGAAAAATTCCCAAACTCACCGAACCTTGCCCGGTTCGGTCAGGATAGAAAGGAAATTACTGTGCTGGAGCTTACCGAAAAGTGGTCTGAGCTGAAGAGGATGGAAATCAGCTCTAACACTATGAGTCGGTACGAATCCATCATAAAAAACATGCTTCCGCGCATCGGCGAAAACAAAATGGTTTCTGCGGTGACCACTGAGGATTTGCTGTACGTGAGAAAGGAGTTGCTGACGGGTTTTCATGTAATGAAGAAGGATCACCGGACACAGGTTAAAGGCAGGAAGTCTTCGACCGTGAATAATTACATGATGCTGATGGCCGAGATCTTCCAGTTCGGAGCGGATAACGGTTACGCGAAGGAAAACCCGTTTAGCGGAATTAACCGCCTCAAAAAAGCGAAAGGTGAACCAGATCCCCTCACGACAGAAGAGTTTATCCGGTTTATCCAGGCTTGCGGCCACCAGCAGATGAGAAATCTCTGGTCGCTGGCAGTCTATACTGGAATGAGGCATGGGGAGTTGTGCGGTCTGGCGTGGGAAGATATCGATCTGCATGCCGGAACCATCACAGTGAAACGCAACCTTACCCAGACGAATGAGTTCACCCTGCCAAAAACCGACGCTGGCACTGACAGGGTGATTTATCTCATTCAACCAGCTATTGATGCCCTGAGGAATCAGGCCCAGCTGACGCGCCTTGGCCGGCAGTATGAGATTGAAGTGAAATTGCGTGAATATGGCCAGTCAGTCATACACCCCTGCACTTTCGTTTTCAGTCCTCAATGCGTCAAGCATGGGCCTCGTAGAGGATATCACTACGCGGTTAATTCGATTAATAAAATTTGGGCCCCGATAATCAAGCGCGCCGGAATACGGTACCGCAACGCCTACCAGTCACGACATACTTATGCGTGCTGGTCATTATCAGCTGGGGCAAACCCAAACTTTATAGCAACTCAGATGGGACATACCGATGCACAGATGGTTTACAAGGTGTATGGAAAGTGGATGTCAGAGAAGAGTGCCGAACAGGTTTCCCTGCTCAACCAGGCGCTTTCACGCTTTGCCCCATCACTGCCCCAAAGCATGGTAGTAGCACAGTAGTAATCTGTAAATTCAAGTGGTTAGCAGTCATATCGCTACATTTGTATAACACGGGGCACAAAATGCCCTCGACCATAAAACGCGCTTATGTTGTGATCGGGGTTCAATAAATCACTAAACAAGGTATACTCCGGAGTTGTTTATTGTACTAAACGCTCCTGTGAGAGGATGCTACTGCGCACCTATGACTCAATTCGCTTCTCCAGTTCTGCATACGTTGCTGGATACCGACGCGTATAAACTGCATATGCAGCAAGCCGTTTTCCACCACTACTATGACGTTCACGTCGCGGCGGAATTCCGCTGTCGCGGCGACGACTTGCTCGGTATCTACGCAGACGCCATTCGTGAACAGGTCGATGCTATGCAGCATCTGACGCTGCAGGACGAGGAATATCAGTGGCTTTCTGGCCTGCCTTTCTTCAAAGCCGATTACCTGAACTGGCTGCGCGATTTCCGCTATAAGCCGGAGCAGGTCACCGTGCTTAACGATAACGGCAAACTGGATATTCGCCTTGAAGGCCCGTGGCGGGAAGTGATCATGTGGGAAGTGCCGCTTCTGGCGGTGATCAGTGAACTGGCTCACCGCTACCGTTCGCCGGAAAAAGGCGTCGAGCAGGCGGTCGCCGCGCTGGAAAATAAACTCGCAGCCTTCTCCACGCTGACCGAAGGGCTGGACATGTCCCGCTTCCGCCTGATGGACTTTGGCACGCGTCGCCGTTTCTCGCGTGACGTTCAGGAGGCCATCGTTAAACGTCTGCAGCAGGAGCCGTGGTTCGTTGGCACCAGCAACTACGATCTGGCACGCCGCCTCAGCCTGACGCCAATGGGCACCCAGGCACACGAGTGGTTCCAGGCGCATCAGCAGATCAGCCCCGATCTGGCTAACAGCCAGCGCGCGGCACTGGCCGCATGGCTTGAGGAGTACCCGAATCAGCTCGGGATTGCCCTCACCGACTGTATTACGATGGATGCCTTCCTGCGCGACTTTGGTCCCGAGTTCGCTGAACGTTACCAGGGATTACGCCACGACTCCGGGGATCCGGTTGAATGGGGCGAGAAAGCCATTGCCCATTACGAAAAACTCGGCATCGATCCGATGAGCAAGGTGCTGGTCTTCTCGGATAATCTCGACCTGGCGAAAGCGGTCGACCTCTATCGCCATTTCAATAGCCGTGTGAACCTGAGCTTCGGGATTGGTACCCGTCTGACCTGCGATATTCCTCAGGTAAAACCTCTGAATATCGTCATCAAACTGGTGGAATGTAACGGCAAGCCGGTGGCAAAACTCTCCGACAGCCCGGGTAAAACCATCTGCCATGACAAAGCGTTTGTCCGCGCATTGCGCAAAGCGTTCGATCTCCCCTTGATCAAAAAAGCCAGTTAA